TCCCAAGCACCTCCATTTCATTTAAACATGTACAACCATGTATAAGTATGTACAGCGTTGTTCGGTAAAAATCGCTCTTTCCTATATACTTTGTTCGTAGGAAAGAAAGTGAATATTCGGACAAATATATATATTTTCAAATTATATCACAGAAATGTTTAATTGTCGATTTTTTGTTTGCAATCACAAATTTTAGTTCAGCGATGTGACATTAGAAATTCACTCTATTTTTTCCTAATCACTTCAGTAGTTTGCGCAGACAGCTTTCCAGTGCTGAGGTTATCACAAAACTAAATATAAGCTTCTGGCACCTGGAAAGGCTGGTGGCACACATGAGATGGAGATTTCTCCTGACCGTGGTACCACTATACATTTTTGCCGGTAACAGTACGGAACCTCCATCTCGGATTGACAAGATGGAGGTTTTAAAATGTCAAAAGAAGCAAATCAGAGTAAAAGACGTTATTTTCCGCTTCGCGACGCGAGCAATCCTTACAAGGTTACACTCGTCGAAATCACTGAGGCTCAGTACAGAGCTTTGTATCCTGAGATCTGGACTACCCAGAAGCGTAAACAGCACCATCACCGCTGTATGTGTACCAGAAAGTATATCTGGAAATGCGATGGCAACTGTGACTTATGCGAATATCATGCCGCCGGGGACATGCTTTCCCTTGACGTTCCGACGGAAGACGGTAACGCAAATTTGTATGACACTATTCCCGATACTACTCCAACTATGGAGGATGTTCTTTCTGATGCGATGCTCCTGGAACAGCTCATTGCAAGGTTCCGCGAGCTTGATCCAGATGCAGACCGCATTATTGAACTGCTGGGGGACGAGCTTTCTGATCGTAAGATTGCAGAACAGCTCGGCCGCAAACAGCGCACCTTCGCTGATCAGATGAAGAAGATCCGTACGGAGCTCCGTAAAATCCGTGGTTATTAATCCTACATATCATATGTAGCAATTCATCCCTCTTGGCATCCACCAACCAATGCTCAGAGGGATTTTATATTTTTTCAAAATTTCTCCGCTCAAATCCACCACTCATATCCAGTGGAAGATGTAAGGCACGAAACAACAAGCCTTAACCATCACAGAAACGGAGGTGAAGCACATGAAGAAGTCCTATTTCAATTCAGGCGGTAACGACACGGAGCTGATTGCAGTACTGAATGCAATCTCCCACATATCCGCAAGAATGGCGAGAAACATGACAATCCTCGCACAGCAAAGACAATCAGAGAAAGGAGAACGTCGCTATGAGCAAAATGAGCGATATGGCTATGACCATCGAAGAGCTGCGCAGTGCAGCCGCTGCTATTAACGAAGCAGCCAACTGGTTAGCAGAACAGTTTGGTGGCACTGTTGATGAAGCATCTGCCAAAGAGCCTGCTGCCAAGGAAGAAAAGAAACCGGAACTCAAACTTGAAGATGTACGAGCTGTCTTAGCAGAGAAGTCCCGTGCCGGGCATACCGCTGCTATCCGTACATTACTTCAGAAGTATGGTGCTTCCAAGCTATCTGCTGTTGATCCGAAGCACTATGAAGCCTTGTTAAAGGATGCGGAGGTGCTTGACGATGCCACCTAAAGGACACGCTACCTTATCTGCTTCCTCTTCAGACCGCTGGCTTCACTGTCCGCCTTCCGCAAGACTCTGCGAGACCTACGAGGATAAAGGCAGCGATTATGCTGCGGAAGGCACCAATGCTCACGAGTTTTGTGAGTACAAGCTGAAAAAGGCACTGGGCATGGATGCCAGTGATCCGACGGAAAATCTCACCTGGTACAACGAGGAAATGGAGGACTGTGCCAATGGCTATGCCGCCTACATCCTTGAAATGGTAGAGGCCGCCAAGGAAAGCTGCGCTGACCCGAAGGTTCTGCTTGAACAGCGTGTAGATTTTTCTCGCTGGGTGGAGCAGGGCTTCGGAACCGCTGACTGCATCATCATTGCAGATAGCACCTTGAGAATATGCGATTACAAGCACGGTCTTGGAGTCCTCGTAGATGCGACCGCTAATCCGCAAATGAAGTGCTACGCACTTGGAGCCCTGGAGCTTTTTGATGACATCTACGACATTGATAACGTCAGCATGACCATTTATCAGCCTAGACGTCAGAACATCTCCACCTTCGAGCTTTCCAAGGAAGAGCTGTACAAGTGGGCGAATGAAGTGTTGAAGCCGACCGCAGATCTTGCCTTTGCCGGAGATGGGAACTTTCTCTGTGGCGAATGGTGTGGTTTCTGCAAGGCCAAGCACGAATGCCGTGCCAGAGCCGAGGCCAATCTCACACTGGCTCAGTACGATTTCAAGCTTCCACCTCTTTTAGAGGATTCGGAGATTGAATACATCCTCTCTCGTGCAGATGAATTAGTTGCCTGGGCATCCGATATCAAGGAATATGCTCTGCAGCAGGCCATCAGCGGTAAGGAATGGGCTGGTTGGAAGCTGGTCGAAGGTAGATCCAACCGCAAGTATTCCAATGAGGAAGCGGTCATCCAAGTAGTTACAGATGCCGGGTTTGATCCATATGAAAAGAAACTCCTTGGTATTACAGCCATGCAGAAGCGTCTTGGCAAATCCAGATTCGATGAGCTGCTTACCGCCTATATTGAAAAGCCGCAAGGTAAACCGACGCTCGTGCTGAAGAGCGATAAACGTCCGGCAATGAACAATGCAAAAACTGATTTTATGGAGGAAATTTAAATGAACAAGAATGTAAAAATCAACAATCCTATGAAGGTAATCACTGGTCCTGACACTCGTTGGTCTTATGTCAACGTCTGGGAGCCGAAATCCATCAATGGAGGTACACCGAAGTACAGCGTATCTCTGATCATTCCGAAATCCGATACCAAGACCATCGCCAAGATTGAAGCTGCCATCGAGGCCGCTTACAAGGAGGGCGAGGCCAAGCTCAAGGGCAATGGCAAGTCTGTCCCTGCCCTCTCTGTCATCAAGACTCCGCTTCGTGATGGCGACATGGAGCGTCCGGACGATCCGGCCTACGCCAATGCCTATTTCGTAAATGCCAATGCAACCTCTGCTCCTGGCATCGTGGATGCAGACCGCAATCCGATTCTTACTCGCTCCGAGGTTTACTCCGGTGTGTATGGTCGTGCCAGCATCAGCTTCTATGCCTTCAACAGCTCTGGCAATAAGGGTATCGCCTGCGGTCTTAACAATCTGCAGAAGATTCGTGACGGTGAGCCTCTTGGTGGTAAGGCAAGTGCTGAGTCTGATTTCGCATCGGATGAAGATGACGATTTCCTTAATTAATGGAGGTGGCAACTATGGAAATGTTACAGACTATTCTCGTTGTTGTTCTTCTTGCAATCTGGCTGTTGTTCAGTGTGGTATTCCTTATCACTGCGATCCAGAACCTCATCAATGACCACAAGCGTGAGATTCGCGAACAGGAAAGTGCTAAGCGTGATCTTGAATATCACGAAGCTCGCATGAAGGTTTACGAGAAGACAAACTAATCTACTGAAAAAGAATCCAAGGAGGTGGTGGGAGCAATCTCACCACCTTTTTGGTAGAAAGGACAATCTATGAAAATCTTACACTGACAAAGGAGGTGAATCACCATGAAGAAGGTAACCAAAATCGATAAAATCCAACCTTCACTGGCTTCGAAAAAGAAGCTCCATGTGGCTGCTTACTGCCGCGTTTCCACGGATTCTGATGCACAGCTCGAAAGTCTGGATGCACAGAAGGAGCACTACAAAAGCTACATCACCTCCCGTGATGGCTGGACCTTTGCAGGGCTCTATTTTGACGAAGGTATCACCGGCACCAAGGCTGATAAAAGGCCAATGCTCCTGCGACTAATCGAAGATTGTAAAGCACAAAAAATTGACTTTGTAATCACCAAGTCCATCAGCCGCCTCTCCCAAAATACTACAGACTGCTTGGAGATAGTAAGAACACTTCTGTCACTGGATATTCCGATCTATTTTGAAAAAGAAAATACCAACACCGGCTCGATGGAAAGTGAGCTATTTCTTTCCATCCTAAGCTCTATGGCCGAAGGCGAATCCGCTTCGATTTCCGAAAATAACAAGTGGAGTATTAAGAAACGCTTCCTGGATGGAACCTATAAGCTCGGCTATGTGCCTTACGGCTACTGCTGGAAGGATGGAGAAATCCTGGTGGATTCTGCGCAGGCTGAAATTGTAAAGCGCATCTTTCGAGAGCTTCTTTCCGGGAAAGGCACAGAGGCTATCGCCAAGGAGCTGAACCAGGAACAGGTTCCAACCAAGAAAGGCGGCCGCTGGACCTCTACCAGCATTCGCGACATCATCAGGAATGAAAAATACACCGGTGACTGCATTTTCCAAAAGACCTATACAGACAGCAATTTTAATCGCCACAAGAACGGCGGCCACCTCGATCAGTACTATGTGCCAGATCACCACGAAGCAATTATAAGCCACGAAGATTTTGAAGCCGCAGCAGCCTTGATTGAACAACGGGCAAGTGAGAAAGGCATCAAGAAGGGAAATACTAAGTATCAACAGCGCTATGCCTTTTCCAGCAAGATTATCTGCAGCGAATGCGGGAATACCTTCCGTAGGAGAATCCATTCCAGCACCTACGGGAAATACGCAGCCTGGGTGTGCAACACTCACCTGGAAGACACCAGCAGGTGCTCTATGCTTTATATCCGTGATGATGATTTGAAGCTGGCATTTACCACGATGATCAATAAGCTGGTCTACTGCCACAAGCTGGTCTTGAAGCCTTATTTGAAAGCACTACAGGAAAACACCGGCGATGCATCGCTTCTGAATATCCAACAATTAGAAATGCTGCTGGAGCAGAACACCGAACAGCGAGAAACCCTGCATAAGCTGATGGGACAGGGCTACATTGACCAGATTCTTTTTACCCAGGAAAACAATGTCCTTCTCTCCCAGGCTGGCGAATATAGGAACCAAATTGAGCTCTTAAATCGCTCCCAATCACTGGATGCCACAAAGGTATACGAGACGGAGCGCCTGCTACACTTCTGCGAACGTGGAGAAATGCAGCTGGAATACAGTGAAGAATTATTTGAACTATTCGTGGATCACATTGAGGTTTACAGCCGCCAGAAAATCGGCTTTGCACTTCATTGTGGTCTTATTTTGAAGGAGATGATTTGATGGGACACACCCCCTTCGGTTACCAGATCGAGAATGGCAAGGCAGTGATAGATGAAGCTGCTGCCGCTCAGGTTCGAGACCTTTACAAGAATTATTTAAGCGGTCTATCCCTTACCAATGCTGCAAAGGAAGCCGGGCTCAACCTACTCCATTCTGGTGCCAAGCGCATGATGCTAAACAGGCATTACTTCGGAGATGACTTCTACCCGGCCATCATTGATCCGGCATCCTTCGATGCCGTCAGTGCGGAGCTTAGCAAGCGCTCTACGCAGCTCGGACGGAACGACCGCTATATTGCACCAATCATAAAAAGGCCACCTACCGCCTTTCAACTTGGTGATATTACAGAGAATTATGAAAATCCGGTCAGGCAAGCAGAATACCTATACAGCCTGATAGAAAGCGAGGTCAAATAATGGGAAATGTTATGGTCATCCCTGCAAAACGGCAGGTCGGAAATACTGCCAGACAGCAGGATGCAAAGCCAAAGCTTAGAGTCGCAGCGTACTGCAGAGTCAGTACTGACAGCGATGAGCAGGTCGAGCATTACACAGAATTTATACAAAAAAAACCAGAATGGGAATTTGCCGGTATCTACGCGGATGATGGTATTTCCGGCACCAACACAAAAAAGCGTGAGGACTTTAACCGTATGATTGACGACTGCGAGGCCGGAAACATCGACATGATTATCACCAAGTCCATCAGCCGATTTGCCAGAAACACTCTGGACTGCCTGAAATACATCCGCCAGCTGAAGGATAAGAACATTCCCGTTTTCTTCGAAAAGGAAGCCATCAACACAATGGATGCCAAGGGTGAGGTTCTGATTACGATTATGGCTTCCCTGGCTCAGCAGGAATCACAATCCCTCAGCCAGAATGTAAAGCTGGGAATCCAGTTTCGCTACCAGAATGGCCAGGTACAGGTAAATCACAATCACTTCCTCGGCTACACCAAGGATGCAGATGGGAATCTCATCATCGATCCGGAACAGACAGAAGTGGTAAAGCGAATCTACCGGGAATACCTAGAGGGATACTCGATGGATCGGATTGCAAAAGGTCTGGAAGCAGACGGCATCCTCACCGGCGCTGGCAAAACAAAATGGTGGACCAGCACCATCAACAAGATTCTTCGAAATGAAAAATACATCGGTGATGCTCTTCTTCAGAAGACCTACACCACAGACTTCCTGAATAAAACCAGAGTCAAGAACAACGGCAATGTTCCGCAATACTATGTGGAGGGCAACCACGAAGCAATTATTCCGAAGGATATTTTCTTACGGGTGCAGGAAGAGCTGGTACGCAGGCGAGTGGTCAAGACAAGCGCCAATGGCAAAAAGCGCTCCTACAGTTGCAACCACTGCTTTGCGCAGATTGTCATTTGCGGCGAATGCGGTGAAATGTTCCGCAGAATTCACTGGAACAATCGCGGCTGCAAATCCATCGTCTGGCGCTGCATCAGTAGACTGGAACCTACCGGGCAGGAATGCCACGCAAGAACAGTCAATGAACCGGTATTGGAGAATGTGGTAGTTCAGGCTATCAACACGCTCCTAGGCGATAAGTCCACCTACCAGGCGCAGCTCCAACAGAACATTGCAAAGGTGATCCGAAGCGCTCAGCAAAATACCGCTGATGGTATCAACGAAAGACTACAGGAGCTCCAGAAAGAGCTTCTCAAAAAAGCCAATAACAAAGAGGCCTATGATGAGATTGCCGACGAAATCTTCAAACTCCGGGAACAGCGAGAAAAATGCACGGTTGACACCGCGGCCAGGGACGCACAGATTGCCCGCATCAATGAACTGCAGGACTTCATCAAGCAGCAACCCTCTCACCTGGAAGCCTTCGACGAGGCCCTGGTAAAGCGCTGGCTTGAGCGAATCATCGTCTGGGATGACCACTTCACTGTGGAGCTTAAGTCCGGACTGAAAATTGAGATTGAAGGATGATGTCCCTTAGACTCAAAAAGGCTCCTCACCACTGGAATACATCCGGTGATGGGGAGTCTTTATCATTTTAATCCTTATCCCAACGATTAGCATCTGTCCAACGGAAGTTTGGGTCTTTATTTCTTCGTGGGTCATTTTCCCATTCTTCAGCTACACGTTTACTTATTTCTTTATTAAGACAATTCATTTTAGGAGTTTTTTCACCGGTTCCACCATTGAATCCGTTCTTAATCCAATCCTGTCTTTCTTCTTCATAAGCCTCTGATAACTCCTCATGAGAAGCTCCTTCAACCCATTTTTCAAATTCACTTTTAAATAAATTCCCGAAAAAGCCCATATTTATCCTCCATTCTATGCAGCTTCAGCAAATATACGTCTCTGTACCTTAAGATAAGATTGCAGATTCTTGATAACATCTTTTTCTTCTTCTAAATCGTCTGCGGCTATTTCTATTTCATTATCACTTGCCAGCTTCAGGGTATATTCATAAATTCGTCCTACTAAAACATCAAGTTCTTCTGATGTAAGCTGAATACTGATTTTTGAATAATTTTTGTCAGCTTTCAACGCTTCCAAAGAGCTCATTAGATTATTAATCTTATCAATATCCATCTCCCCCTTGCGAATTGCATCAATATAGCTTTTCAGGCTAGCTCTGAATTCTGTTACAACCTTTGGTTCATGTTTTTTTACTTTATTGCAAACCCAAGCACCAGCGCCAACAGCTACTGCACTCGCCACAACAATTATTGTTCCTTTTTTATGCTGTTTTACAAACTGTAATGCTTTAGCACCAACACCCTGAACCTGCTCTGCTGCTGGTAGGTCAATTGGCTTAAGGTGCTTTACTATTTGTCCCTTATTAGGACCAGTTGCCCACCTTACCACACTACCGATTCTTCGATATATTCCTGTTGCTAATCCTGTTGCTATATCATCAGGAATGAAATATGCATCTTGCGCTATTGCCAT